CATTGGCAAACGATTCTACTATAATACTTAATTATACAATGATATAATGAATAAGGAGAATATATAATGTTAGGTCAACAATTTTACCATGAAACAATAAGAAACGTCATTGTTGCGTTTGGTACTATGTTTAATAATGTTCAGATTGTTCGTAAGAATAATTCTGGTGAAGTAATACAGGCAATGAAAGTTCCACTCGCATATGGGCCGCAACAAAAGTATTTGACACGTTTAAATACAGATCCTTCAGTATCAGCTGCAACAGCAATTACATTACCAAGACTTGGTTTTGAAATTGGTGCATTGACATATGATGCTGGTAGAAAACTAAATCGTGTGCAGAAATTTAAGAAAGTTAAATCTTCTAGTTCAGATGCAAATAAATTAGATACACAGTTTATGCCTGTTCCATATAATTTGGAAATTACTTTATATGCAATGGCAAAGAACTCTGATGATGCATTACAAATTGTAGAACAAATTCTTCCATACTTTCAACCAGACTACACATTGACTATTAATGATATGGCAGACATGGGTATCAAAAGAGATGTTCCTATTATTTTAAATAGTGTCGGTTACGAAGATAATTATCAAGGAGACTTTGAAACAAGACGAGCTATTATATACACATTTGCGTTTACAACTAAGTTTTATCTTTATGGCCCAATCACTTCTTCAAGTGTTATCAAGACTGTTTCTGTCGATCAATATACAGATATGCCTGCTGTTACACCTACAAGAGAACAGAGATATACTGTAACCCCTGCTCCAGCAACTGCTGATGCTGATGATGATTTTGGATTTAATGAAACAACATCATTCTTTACAGATGCAAAAAATTATGATCCAGTATCAGACACGGATGTTAAAAAAGGTGGGTAGTTCTTATGAGCAATGTAACCAACTTAGTAGATGAAGCTTTAGGAATATTTGACCCTGTAGAAGCCGCATTTAAAGAATCGGAAAAAACTCCATCTAAAGTGCCTACGGTGATTACACCAGCTTCTTCTGAAGACGATATTGATAATGATTATAAGTATCAAAGAGAAAATCTTTATAGTCTAATTGAACGTGGTCAAGATGCTATTGATGGTATTTTAGAACTTGCAAAAGAAGGTGAGCATCCACGAGCATATGAGGTTGCACTGAATGGTATCAAGCAAGTAGCTGATGTTACAGAGAAACTCGCTGATTTACAAGATAAAATGAAAAAACTCAAAGAAGTACCTGGCAGTAATGCACCAAAGAGTGTTACTAATGCGTTGTTTGTTGGTTCTACTGCTGAACTACAAAAGATGTTAAAAGGTAAAACTGATGGTTGAAGCTACCTATCTAGGTAATCCTAATCTAAAAAAGGCAAATGTATCTCAAGAATGGACTAAAGAAGAACTTATTGAGTATCAAAAATGTACGGACGATCCTTTACATTTTATTCAAAATTATGTAAAAATTGTTTCTCTTGATGAAGGATTAGTTCCTTTTAAAATGTACCCCTTTCAAAAAGAAATGGTCGGTACATTCCATAATAATCGTTTTACTATATGTAAACTTCCTAGACAATCTGGTAAGTCTACAACTATGATATCTTATCTATTACATTATGCATTATTCAACCCTAGTGTTAATATTGCAATACTTGCTAACAAAGCTGCGACTGCCAGAGATTTGTTAAGCAGACTACAACTTGCATATGAACATTTACCAAAATGGTTGCAACAAGGAGTAATGTCATGGAACAAAGGGTCTTTGGAACTAGAAAATGGCTCAAAAATTCTTGCATCGTCCACATCAGCATCTGCTGTTCGTGGTGGTTCTTACAACATTATTTTTCTTGACGAGTTTGCATATGTACCTTCAAATGTAGCAGAACAATTTTTTAGTTCTGTATATCCTACTATTTCATCTGGTAAGACAACAAAGGTAATGATTGTTTCTACACCTCATGGTATGAATATGTTCTATAAACTCTGGACAGATGCAGAGAATGAAAGAAACACATATGTTCCTATTGAAGTTCATTGGAGCGAAGTGCCTGGCCGTGATGAAGAATGGAAAAAAGAAACAATTAAAAATACTAGTGAACAACAGTTTAATACAGAGTTTGAATGTCAGTTCCTTGGTTCGATTGATACACTTATATCACCAAATAAACTAAGAACACTTGCATATAAAAGACCTTTACAGTCTAATGCCGGACTCGATGTTTATGAACAACCAAAGGAGGGTAATACATACCTTTTAACTGCTGATGTGTCTAGAGGCGTCTCTAATGACTACTCAGCGTACATTGTGTTCGATGTTTCCCAAGTTCCTTATCGTATTGTTGCAAAGTATAGAGACAACGAAGTTAAACCTTTATTGTTTCCACAAAAAATACATCAAGTTGCAAAGGCATATAATACTGCATTTGTTCTTGTTGAAGTAAATGATATTGGTGAACAAGTTGCAAATTCTATGCATTTTGATATGGAATATGACAATATGATTATGGCTTCTATGCGTGGTCGTGCTGGACAAATACTTGGTGGGGGGTTCTCAGGTGGTAGAGCTCAGTTGGGTGTAAGAACAACTAAAGCAGTTAAAAAGATTGGTTGTTCTAATCTAAAACAGTTAATTGAAGATAATAAGTTAATTGTAGAAGATTATGATGCAATCAATGAACTATCTACATTTATTGTTAAAGGGTCATCTTTTGAGGCCGATGATGGATGTAATGACGACTTGGTTGCGTGTATGTTTATTTTTGGTTGGTGTACAGATCAAACTTATTTTAAAGAACTGACTAATAATGATATAAGAGAACAAATGTACAGAGAAAATCAAGATCAACTAGAACAAGATATGGCTCCATTTGGATTTATGATTAATGGATTAGAAGATGACAATATTGGCGAAATGGTTGATGAATATGGAACAAGATGGAGTCCTATAGTTAGACAATATGATACTAATTGGTAATGAGAAGAGGAAATAGAAAAAGAATATCGTGGGATGATATAGAATCACCTTGTATTAAAATATGTAAAATTGTAGATAATAATTGTATAGGTTGTTATCGTACAGCTGAAGAGATAAGTGAATGGGTTTGGTTAACGCCCGAAAGAAGAACAGAGATAATTAAAGAAATTCAATCAAGTCGTTGTCTAACTTAATCCAACAATTAGAACAAACCACTTTACACTCGTTCATTAATTTGTAAACTTCTTTTCTACTTTCGTCATTCGTTCCAACACGTTTTGCAATCTTACGAACTTCTACGTCATGGGGATATAATTTTAGACATATGGTTTCACTTTCACCACAATGAATACAAAATTCCTCACCAAGATGATTGTTTAACCATGCAACTCTTTTACGATAGTTTCTACGAGCTACCTTTTTAATTGTTTCTTTATACTTCTCATAATGTGTTTTCATACGTTTATTTATAAGTTTTGAATCATATAAAACCCAGTTTTTAGAAACTTCGTTTTTATAAATACTTGGGATAAACAAAGACTAAAAAGACTTTTCCAAGTCTATCTACTAGTTAAAGGAGCAAAAAATCATGGCATTTTTAGTATCTCCTGGCGTACAGGTTAAAGAAATTGATTTAACCAATGTAGTGCCAGCTGTTGCCACCTCAATAGGTGCTATCGGGGGAGCCTTTGCAAAAGGGCCCGTATCTTCCGTTACTAATATTTCTTCAGAGGAAGAATTAGTAAAAATATTTGGTAAACCTGTTTCAACTGGAAATCAGTTTGAAACATTTTTTACCGCTGCAAACTTCTTGCAGTACTCAGACTCACTACAAGTTGTTAGAGCAGAATCAGCAATTTTAAATGCTGGTGCAAACTCTGGAATACTTATTCGTGATGATGATCATTATGAAGCTTCATTTTCCACAGGACAAGGTTCTCATGGAGAGTGGGCTGCAAGAACTGCTGGAACACATGGTAACTCAATCGGTGTTGAAATTTGTGCAACATCAACAGCATACGAACAAGAGTTAGGTTCAAGCTATCAAACAGTTGGTGAAGATGCCATTGCTGCAACTACAGTTAAAGTTGATGATGTAGATGCATCTGGTAACGCATTTAATGTTGGAGATTTAATTTCTTTCTTCTCAGACTCAGGACATGACACACCAGTTGATGATTATAACGAATACGAAGTAACTGCGATTGATACTTCTGACAATGATTTAACTATTCGTCTAAAAGATGACCCAAATGGTGCTGGACTACAAAGTATTATTCCAGATAACTCCTACATCAAAAGACGTTGGAAGTTCTATGACTTATTTGATTCTGCGCCAGGCACATCTGCTTGGGCAACGGATAATGGTCGTGGTGCTGGTGATGAAATGCACATCGTTGTTTATGACACAACTGGTGACATTACTGGTGCAATTTCAACTGCAGCTGGTGGAAGAACTGCTGGTGTTATAGAAGTATTCTCAGCAGTATCAAAAAACCCTAATGGGAAAACTGCACAAGGTGGAACAAACTATTATGCAGATGTTATCTTTACTGGCTCTGAATTTATTTACTGGACAGATCATATTTCTGCTGGTTCTAACTGGGGTACAGATACAACAACTACATATACTTCAGTTATTCCAATAACAATTGATGCACTAACTGGTGGAACAGACGATTATTCTGTAACTGCTGGTGAAATGGAACTTGCATACGATAAATTTGCAGATTCAGAATCATTAGACATTAATCTAGTTTTAGGTGGTTCTTCAAGTATAACAACTGATACTGCAGCTGGACAAGATACATATGTAACAATGATTACATCTCTTGTAGAAGGTCGTAAAGATTGTGTAGGATTTGTTTCTCCATATCGTGCGGCTACAGTAGGTGTTGCACTATCTTCAACTGCAACAGAAAATGTTAAAACTGCATTTGATTTATGTCCAAGTTCATCTTACATGGTATTCGATAGTGGATACAAATATATGTATGACAAATATGGTGATGTTTACCGACACGTTCCTTTGAATGGAGATACTGCTGGTTTATGTGCAAATACAGACAATGTTGCAGATGCATGGTTCTCTCCAGCTGGATATAATCGTGGTAGAGTTCGGGGTGCAATAAAACTATCTCTAAATCCAAGTAAGGCAGAACGAGATATTCTTTATCGTGCAAGAGTTAACCCAGTTGTTAACTTCCCAGGCCAAGGTGTAACACTCTTTGGTGATAAGACTGCATTATCAAAACCAAGTGCATTTGACAGAATTAACGTCAGACGACTATTCTTGGTTCTTGAAAAAGCAATCGCAACTGCTGCTAAGTTTCAACTCTTTGAGTTCAATGACGAGTTCACAAGAGCACAATTTAGAAACTTAATAGAACCATTCTTACGAGAAGTTCAAGGTAGAAGGGGCATAACAGACTTTAGTGTCATATGTGATGCTGCAAATAATACTGGTGATGTTGTTGATCGTAATGAGTTTGTCTCAGACATCTATATTAAACCATCAAGGTCTATCAACTTTATTACTCTAAACTTCATCGCCGCAAGAACAGGTGTTGCGTTTAGTGAGATAGGAGGATAACATGGCTAATATAGACGACTTTAAAGCAAACTTAATCGGTGGTGGTGCAAGAGCCAACCAATACAGGGTAACTGTTACTCCACCAGTTGGTATCGCAATAGGACTTGATGTTCGTAGAACTTCATTTCTAGTTTCTGCATCAAATCTGCCTGCATCAACTCTAGGTGAAATTCCAATTCCATTTAGAGGTAGAAACATATATGTTTCTGGTGATAGACCAGCTCCTGAGACATGGAGTACAACATTCTACAATGATACAGACTTTATGATCAGAAACGCAATGGAAAGATGGCATAATGGTATTAATGACTTTGCAGAAAATACTGGGGTTATTAATCCTGCTGCATATCAAACTGATTTAACTGTAGAACAGTTGGACAGAGATGATACTGTTCTGAAGAGTTACATCTTTAGAAATGCTTATCCATTAACAATTTCTGCGATTGAATTAACAAATGCTGAAGCTGGAGACATTGAATCATTTGAGGTTTCGTGGAGATATCAACACTTCGAACCTTCTGGTGTTAGTTTCTAAACCTACTAAATAAGACATACTAGTAGGAGATATTATGGCTGAACTTTTTGGTTTTAAGTTTGAACGTACCAAAAGCAGCGACACTCAAGATAAGTTTACTGAACCTAGTTCAGATGACGGAACTCTTGAGGTCGCTGGTGGTGGTTTTTACGGACAACTTTTAGACACAGACGGTAGACAACGAACCGAGGCAGACTTGATTCGTAGATACCGTGATATTGCACAACAACCAGAGTGCGATAGTGCGATTGAAGATATTATAAATGAAGGTATCGTTTCTAATGAACGAGATCAAGCTGTCGATATTATACTCGACAGAATTATGTACACAAAGAAAATTAAAGACAGAATCAGAGAAGAATTTGATACTGTCTTGGAACTTCTTGATTTTGAAACTAAAGGTCACGACATCTTTAGACGTTGGTATGTAGATGGAAGAATGTACTATCACAAAGTCATTGACCAGAAAAAT